GCTTCAACTTCAGCTAAGGTGTTGGTTGTTTCCATTCTGACGATATTAGGGGAATCGACAAAATCCCTTTTAAGCGAAGTAATAGCCATTGATCTCTCTCCTTGAGAAGTAAATTTACAAATCCGTGTAAAAGTGTATATAGACAAGATTGTATCATATTTGTAGAGGGTAACAACTGAGATAATAAGAAAGCGGGATTCTATCACCCCTGTCACCGAGAGTTAGTATGCAGTCATTCACGGTCGGACTGCATAATTACATGCCATAAAGGGAAGGATGAGGTCACTAAGCATGTAATTAATTGACTGTCTCTCCAATCTGTCACGCCTCTGGCAAAGCCAAGTTTACGGTTGCATGAGTTCCGGCGTTCTACTACCTGTATTTAGGTACCGCTTCCATCAAGCCCTTACTGGCATAAGGCTTGCCGTTCTGCATCCTTTTTTAAGGGATTAGCCAGAGAAAGAACCGCTAAAAATGTTCTACGTGAAACTTGGAATGTCATCATTAAAGAGGTCATCCGCTTCAGGTTGGCTAATTTCGCCTCCTAAATCTTCCGGTTTCACATAGTCTTTCGTTTGGTTAGTCATCTCACCCGTTTGGGAGTCCTGTTTTTGTATAATATCAATATAGCCTGTGCGGTCAAAGCAATCTTGAGCTAGTAGTCTACCTTGCTCAATTTTGTCAGTGAGGCCAGTTGCTTCACAGAAATGCTCCACCTTCCAAAACATTTTTGGCATCAAAATAAGGCTATCCCAATATAAAACATCCCTTCCGTTAATGTTAAGGTAAAGCTTTAAGTTGAGCATATCGTTGCCAGCAGCCGATCGTTTTTCGCGCGCATCCTGTACGCGAAATTTATAACGACCTTCTTTGATAAGTGCATCCGATCTCATTTGACCTGCGTTAAAATCCATTACTTTTTCTCCTTAATATGATTAATAATTTTCACTTTACCTTCGTCGGGAATGTCCGCTAAAACACTCACGTCGAATTGGGCACACCATTTTTCTACGCTTTTCGATGGTATATTTTTTTCAAGCACTAAAATTAATAGTTGTTCAGTTAGTGGCACTTCTTCAAGTGATACTTGAGGTTGGGCTTCTTCAACTTCACATTCCACTTCAACTATAGGTGCTTCTTCTATGATTCCTAAGCTTTCTTCAACGCCAGCCATGCCTTTATTTTTGGGCTGAATCACTTTAACAACTGTCTGTGCATCAGCAACGCTATGCGCCTCTTCCTCAGACATTAGGCCATAGAGCGCATCGGGGAAAGTATCTTTAGAGCAAAGCCCTCTCGCTCTATGTTGAAGCATACGTTTCTTGTAAAACTGCCAGACGCCTTTTTTATCCCAAAGCGCAGCAAGTTTTGCATCTTCCATAGAAAAGTCACGTACAACAGCCTCTTCACCTTTTCGCTTCATCATGCAAAATGCTGTCAAGGTGCCATCTTTAATGCTGCCCTCAAACCATTCCTTGATACTTTCAAAATCGGGATGGCGTCTAATTAAGGCAAGCTGGCCGTCTCCGTAAGCAAAGGGCATTCCATTAATACAGCCTAACGTGCGGAGCGCCTGCATTTTTTCAAGGCCTAATTCCTTGCCTAATTGCCAAACAATTAAAATATCATTTGGCCTTCCTCGATAAGCTTCAGGGCATAGACCGCTACTTGCAAAGATGGTTGCATACTCCTGCGCTTCCTTAAGAGTTGTAGGTACGAAATTGAATGCTTTGGTAGTTAATTCGGTTCTGTGTGTACTCATATTATTTCCCCTCTTTAATTCTGAGTGAACGGGTGCCGTTTTTGTTGGCCTGGAATGTGGCAATGACTTTTTCACCTTCTTTGATGCCGTCATTGTCAGCGATGAATTGAATAATTTCTTTCTCCAATCCTTCCACTTCTGTTTCTGATGTTTTAATTGAAGATTTGATAACAGACCTTTGAGTAATAAAGGAAAGCATCTCGGGTGTTGCTTCAATAAAATTGCCGTTGTTAATGGGATACATTAACTTCAGATCGCCCCGTGTTGAGGGAGGTGGTGGCACATCAGCTAACACATGCTCATTCCAGAATCGCTCATTAGCATCTTCAATTTTGGCTATGATCTTTTCATTCCGTGGCAATGGATAAGTGCGGTAATCATCGATATCAATCAATGCTGCAATTTCTCCGTCATCATATTCAGCGCATGCAATCTGGTGCTGCACTTGGAGAATATAATAAATAGGCGCATTGTCAGTGCCAGTTTCACCCCACGTAAAACGCATAAATCCAGAGGATGATTTACACTCAACAATTCTCTTTTGCCCAATGACGACACGATCCAGATTACAAAACATGAAAGGTAAGCGTCTATGGACAACCGTTTGATTGACGCGGCGTAGTTTTACATTCTTACGTCGTGCATATTCACGGGCAATTGTTTCCTCATGCGCATGGCGAAGGTGTAGCCTATCATCACTTAAAATGGGCTCTTCCTCAGCTCGGCCTGTCTTTTCTAACCATAGCTCGTAAGGTGTTTTGTATGGGCTCAATCCTAATACCACTGCGCAATCCGTTGCTCCTAGTCCTAATTTTCTTGCTTCTTTTTGTTCAACGGTCAACATTTTATTTTCCCCTAAAAAAATATTTTAACTTTTGTTTGAATGTGAAATGGGTACGCTCTATCGCTGATACATAATCAGATTTAGATGTGATCTGTGTACGTTCGGTCGCTGATATAAAATCCTTTTTCATGCGTATGCTCCTTTTCGGGTTAGGTAAGTGTCACCATTGGATAAATGAATCGTTTTTAAGCCTTTGGCTTCACGATCATTTGATTCACATTCGGGTAGACGTTTGTTGATTAGTTGTTGCATGTGGAATAGAACAAGGTCGCGCACGGTGGTATCTTCCTTCATTAGCATATCAAGGAAGTTGTCGCGCTCGTGTTCGGGGAGTGAATCAATATCGAGAGAAAAGCCCCTCTCAATATTTTTTTCGGCGTAGGGTTCAATTAGACAGACATCAATATATCGATCTAAGCTCATTTTAAAATTCCTTTTTATTTTGCTTACCTTCATGGTATGGATTTTATTGTACTTCATATTGTTTACCTCATCACTAAGTTTATTGTTTACTCGATCATTGTATATCTTAAAGAAGAGTAGAGCAACAATAAAGATGAATTTGTTTTAAATAGTGATTGACTGTAAGATAATCAAAGAGTTATAAATGCAAGCTTAATGATAGGAGTGATAAAAAAATGGCTATTGCGGAATCGGTTAAGAATTTAAGGCTATCTTTAGGGATGGAACAAGTAGAGTTTGCGAAATTATTTAATGTGGCCGGTGGCACTGTGAGTAATTGGGAAACAGGTCGGCGCGTTCCACGTATACCAAAATTAAAAAAAATGGTAGATATAGCAAAAGACCATAAGCTGAAATTGACTATGCAGGATTTTTTTCCAATGTAAAAGGTAGGGATGATGAAAGCATTTAAACGAGAAGGCGACTATGACATGAAAGATGAATCCAGAATTGTACGAATTGAAACAGTTATTGAGCATATTCAGTATGTTTTAGATCGAATGGATAAAAGGTTTGATTCACTCGAACAAACTCTCGAAGTTAGATTTAATAAAATAGATGAAAGATTTAACAAAATAGATCTAAAATTTGAAAAAATAGAGGACAGGTTTCACGATTTACATAAAGAATCGAAGATTCATTTTCGTTGGCTAATGGCTTTTGGGGTGGCTATTTTAGGGTCGCCACTTGTTATTAGTTTGATCAATTATTTTCATTCTGTGAAAATTTAATAGAGTTTTAAACTAATGAGTCTATAGAGATTTTAGAAAATGTTTCATGGAAGAAGTGAATTAAATGGGTTAGCATTGTGACAATCAAAGGGGAGCGACAAACTCCCCTCGGTGGAAAATCCATTTAATTTATTACCAACTCAACAGGGTAATTTTAAAGGATTGGTGCTTAATTGCAACAGTAAAATTACCCATAGGACATCTCATGGCTGAGAGCAACAAAGACATTCACATAGTTTTTCAGGTTCTAAACTTCATATTCGGTTGGCAATCCGATGATTACACTCTTTTGCCATTTCATCGTTTATTACTTATCGCTCTCGCTCGTCACAAAGGCATCAAGGGTATTTATCCTTCTATCGCTACTTTAGCCAAAGAATTAAAAGTTAGTTCACGTTACGTAAAGACCAGTTTGCTTCATTTGGAATCTCTTAAGTTAATTGCTATTGATCGAGATAACGGTAGATCAAGTCGTTATTATTTGGATTTTTTACAACCAACCGAGCATCTACAGATCACCGGTGATCCACAGTTCACCGGTGAACTACAGATCACCCCACCGAGCATCTGTAGATCACCCCACCGAGCATCTGTAGATCACCCAATCAATACAGAAGAAGAATTAAAAAGAAATAATAGAGAGAGGGCGCGCAAAAAACGCGCCGCACTCACTGATTCTTTTTTACCTAGTGAAAAAATAAACAACCTTTGGATTGAGACGGCCTCTAAATCTGGAAAAAGCAAAGAGGAACTTTTATCGAAATTTAAAAACCTACAGAAATCTAAACAGGGAACCAGCGCGGATTGGAATGCAGAGTTTGAGAATTTTTTGATCAATGAAAGGCCAATGGGTTTTGTAACAAAACAAAATGGGAACGGGAACGGGAATGGACAAACTAAAGCGACTGAAAAATTTTTCGATGATCCCACTCACCCCAATTATGAAACTTTTAAATTAATTCGAGAGATGAAAACTAATCAACCCAAGGAAGAACCGGTTGTGCAGGAGCCGTCAGAGCATCTTTCTTTCCGAGAGATTAAACGACGGCATGAATTACGTTTACAACATGGAGAGTTAAACGATGGCAATTTATCCAATCATAATGGACGCGGAAAAGGTAGTTAGAAGTTTTAAAGAGTTTTATTTTAAAGAGGTGCCCTGGTCGCCAACGCTTTCAAGAAAAACAACGGCGATGCTTACAAAATTGACGCGGGCTGCGACACCTTTTTTCCCTGGCTTGGATGCTGCGGGTGTCATGAACGAATTAAGTAAATTTTCTAAACAGGATATGGATGATATATTTTTAAATGATCAAGATGGAGCTAAATTTATCGTGGAGGATAAATTGTGCGACAATTTAGACCAACCTAAAAAAATTGGAGTCATATATGGAAATGAATGATCAAAAATGGGTTAAAGTGGCAAGTATTCTCTCAATGTTTATGGATTGTGAGAAACGACAAATGCAGCTCATGGAAGAGCTGATTAATATTCTCACGGACGGGGGCTGGAATCATGCAGCGAAAGTGGCGACCAACGAGGAAATATTGGAACGCGTATAAAGGGCTTTATGGCGAGCAAGGGGAGTTAGGGGTTAGCCAAGGGATAGGTGAGCCTGAAAAAGAGCGCCATGAGGCTAGTATTTGCGTTAACAAGGTGTGTAAGACTGAGGAAGAGGAGCAGTTTACAGTTCATTGGTGGTTGATGCAGAGAAATATCATTCACCACCATTCACCCAATGGGGGTTATCGGAATGCGCAAGAAGGGTTAAAATTTAAACGATTAGGGGTGTCGCCTGGCTTCCCTGATTTTATTTTTCCTTATGCGCGCCAAGGGTATCATGGGTTATTTATTGAACTAAAAAGGGTTAAAGGAGGAAAATTAAGTGAGTATCAGAAATGGTGGCGTGATTTTTTGATGAAAGGTGGGTACGCTTGGTTTGAAGCAAAGGGAGCCAAGGATTGTATAAAAATTGTTTGCGATTATCTTAACTTAACGGAAGAAGGAAAAGCACGTGAGTGACTTTAATGCAGCGGTGGATTTTGTTTTGGAAAATGAGGGTGGGCTGTCTGAAAACCCAAATGACGCGGGAGGGATTACAAATTTTGGGGTGTCTCTTCGATTTTTGAGAGAGGTGATACCTGAAAATTTAAGGCGGTACGGGATTTTTGATCCAGTTACAGATACCACTATCCGAGATTTGACGTTGGATCAGGCAAAATTTATTTATCGGGGTGAATTTTGGGATCACGCGCCGTTTGAGAAAATTAAAAATCAGCGTGTGTGTAATTATATTTTTGATATGGCAATCAATATGGGGATTGCGGATGGTGTCAAGATTGTGCAAAGGTCATTGTGGGCTGTCTTTTTTAATCAAGGGATTGTTAAAGATGATGGTGTATTAGGTGAGCAAACTTTAATACGATTGAATTTTTTTGAACATGATGAAATCTTGCCTGTTTTGGTTGCAAGTAGGGCATCATTTTATCGATTGTTGGTGGAAATTCGACCTAAAGATAAGGAAAATCTAAATGGCTGGCTTAAACGATGCTATCGAATCTAGTGGAATCATTGGGCTTGTTTCTAAAATTGCTCCTGTGCTGGGGAGTGTTTTGGGTAGTCCTCTCGCTGGCGTGGGTGTGTCTCTTATTTCTCAAGCTTTGGGGTTGGCTTCACCTAGCGTTAATGGGATCGTTGACGCGCTTACTCGTGATCCAGAAGCGGTTGCTAAACTCAAAGAGCTTGAATTTAATCATGCTGAAACATTGGAGAAAATTGCTCAGCAATTCTACGCAACGGAAGTAGATGATCGAAAAGATGCGCGACAATATGGCGTGCAATATAAAGATTTTATGCGACATATGGCTTATTTGGTGACGTTTGGATTTTTAGGCACTTTGATACTTTTGTTTTTACCGTTTCCACTTGATGCGAACGAACATGATTTGATATTGGTGCTCGTTGGCATGCTCGCATCTAAGTGGCAAACGATTATAGATTTTTTTTACGGTTCATCTTCACAACATAAAAATTCATTCGTCAGTTTTAAAAAGGATGCCCCATAAAATAGATGCAATAATTATAAGTAAAAATACAATCATTTTTTTACTCTCCGTATTTTGTAGCCACATTTTAACAGACTACGCTTACAATCTGTTATCTTGAGATCAACCCATTTATTGTATAGTTTACTGAAGTATTGAAATTTCATTTATACCCCGCATATATTAAATTAGTTAAATAACTACATAGTTCAGCAATTTTATAATCATACGATTCGTCCTTAGCCCAATGGAAATTGAATTTACCACTGAAAGGATTTAATCGCGCTTTGTGTCTAATAACTTCATTTGCTTTAGCTACATCTTTAAATTTCATGTGAACAAAATCATTATCTACAAATTTAATATACAAATTTCCAGCTAGGCTATTAAAATTCCATTCATTTGAGGATAGGCGCGTAGTGCAGCCCATCCCCTTTAAAAGTTTATTTAATTTCGGCGCTGTTAATTTAATCATTTGTTTACCATCCTATAAACGGTTTCACCTAATTGTTCGCAATAGATATCATAGACGTCATTAATGTCAATGTGCTCGTTTGTTACTCTTTTTAAGCGGTAAGTAATGACGGTATAGGTATCATTGGGCTCTAAAACAACTTTTACATATTGACGCCTTGCGCTGTGATTCACGCGGAATTGAACGCCTTTTTTGGGAGAATCGAAGCCTAGCAATTTAAATTCTCGAGCGCCACATGCCATTAAGTTTGCGACACCAATTTGTTTGCGAATGGTTTTGCTAATTTGTTGCATTTGGTCGATGTCTTCGTAACTGTATTCTCTGATATTCATTATTTTTTTTCCTCTTCATTATTTTTAATCATCTCCCACCATAAACCCCAACTCACTGTTGGTAATTCTTTTTTTTCCTGTGAATCGCACCATAAAATATATTCGTCAAAACTATTTTGAAAACCGTCTTTTTTAATTTTAATAACTGCATTCATTGTTTGGGTTCCTTTTCTTTTTTGACGAATTGTTCTAGGCACTCTTCAGAGCAGAAGACAGGGAAATCATTGCGGATTAAGGCGTGTTTTGGGTTGCCTTGAATCTCTATTTGACAATTTGAGCAGTGGTAATTATCTTTGTTCATTTTGTGGCCTCATCAGTTAGTTTACATGACAATATTATTCTTTAAGAATTATAATGTCAACGTATTGTTTGAGAGATGAATAAATAAATTTTAATTGGTGGCGTTTTTGTATAAAATTAGTGTGTTAGGATAGTTTTCATGGATCGAGGACTAATAAAATGCCGAAACAATATCCTTATAATGAGGAAATAGCGCAAGAAATTTGTGATTGTATTGCTACGTCTAGTTTTGGGATTAGAAAGCTTGCAAAGAAAAATCCGCATTGGCCATCGGTGGCGCATATTTTTAGATGGCTACACAATAACGCTCTCTTTAGAGAACAATACATGCGCGCAAAACAGAGTCAAATTGAGTCATTTATTGATGATGTGATTGACATAGCAGACGATGCTTCTAACGATTGGATGGAAAACGAAAACGGCACAATCGTTGCAAACCATGATCATATCAATCGTGCACGTTTACGCATTGATACGCGAAAATGGATTGCATCTAAACTTGCACCTAAAATTTACGGTGATGCGAAGGTTGAAAAGGGTAACGAGGATGATGCCATAAGTCAATTTAGGGTAAAGAATGAATAAAGCGGAATTCCAAGCCATCATTAATGACTTTCCCCGCTTTGCAGAAAGGTTTCTTATTATCCGTGGTAAGTCTGGACAGCTGCGACCGTTTGCTTTGAATCGCGCTCAACTCTATGCACACTCCAAACTTGAACAGCAATTAATTGATACGGGCAAAGTGCGTGCGTTGATATTAAAAGGCCGACAGCAAGGCATGAGCACCAAGATTCAAGGTCGATACTTTCATAAGGTCATCACACGCTTAGGCACCAAAGCATATATATTGACGCATGAGGCGGAAGCTACTAAAAACTTATTTGAGATGACGCAACGATTTTATGACAAACTCCCTCAAGGCTTGGCGTGTACCGCTGATAAGTCATCTAGCAAAGAGCTCTATTTTAAAAAGTATGATTCAGGTTATGCAGTAGGAACCGCTGGCAATAAAGGCGCGGGGCGTTCGCAAACAATCCAACTCTTTCATGGTTCAGAAGTCGCATTCTGGCCTAACGCTGAAGACCATGCAAAGGGCGTATTGCAAGCAGTGAGCAATGAAGCGGGCACAGAAATAATACTTGAATCAACCGCAAACGGTATTGGTAATTACTTTCATAATATGTGGAAAGCAGCTGAGAGTGGCGCAAGTGATTACATTCCGATATTCGTTCCATGGTATTGGCAGAATGAGTATGCAATTACTTCAGATGGATTTAGACCAACAGAAGAGGAAGAGTTTTTAATTCATATCTATGGCGAGGATGGTTTATCAAATCGTCACCTTGCATGGCGTCGATTAAAGATAGCCGAGCTTTCAAACGATTTTGATGCGGGATTAGAATCATTCAAACAAGAATTCCCATTCTCCGCAACTGAAGCATTCTTAAATCCTATTGCTAACGTCTTCATTAATGCCAAGCATGTGGCGCGCGCTCGCAAAAACAAAATTGAATCAGATGCACGTTTAGTGATTGGCGTTGACGTTGCATTGGGTGATAATGATAGAACCGCAATAATAAGGCGGAAGGGTCGTGTTGCGTATAACCTCGAGACATTCCGCAACATGAACACGATGGAAATAGCAGGGATGGTAAAACATGTTATTGAGAGAGAAAATCCAGATCGCGTTTATATCGATTGTATTGGTGTTGGTGCTGGCGTTGTGGATCGTCTTCGCGAGCATAATTTTCATTTTGTGGAAGGAATCAACGTCGCTCGATCAGCAAACAATAAAGACAAGTTTAGAAATCTGCGAGCTGAGCTCTGGTCAGATATGCGAGATTGGTTGACACAAGAAATGGCGGTGCAACTTCCAGACCGTGATGATTTGCATGGCGATCTTTGCAATCTAGGCTACAAGTATGATTCAGCCGGTAGACTTCTCATTGAGTCAAAGGATGATTTAAAAGCACGTGGCATGCCATCACCGGACACGGCAGATGCTTTGGCGCTCACATTCTATAGTGGTTTCTATGAACCAACTGGATTAACACCCGTGACAACTATTCCGACACCACGGCCAGGCATGTTTATTTAAAAATATCATCTAATCTTTCAATTATTTTTTTTAATTGTTTCCATTCCATAGAAGCGCTAAACAATTGTTTTTCTGAATCATCTACAAATATTATTTCCACTTCAGGTTGCCCAAGGCATCTATTGACTTTTACATTGATCCCATTGCGTGAATAATATTCATTTTCATCACATGAAGCGAAAACTTCTACAATCATGTTATTTCCTTATTAAAGAGACAATAGGCCGGAATTGCACCGGCTATGAATTCAAGGCCTCACCACTAGTAAGTGGCCGACACTCCAAGGAATTCGACAGTCAAAGGTCGGACGACTCGTGTGTCACTATCCACACCGCTATTGTCATAGTATGTAAAGATACCAACATAAAAGATGTATTTATAGATACCAAGAGGCAATCGGCCAGAATCGAACTGGCACACGGAGGTTTCCAAAGTATCCAGTGCGTTTTCCCATGCGTCTCACTACGCAGCGATTGCCATGCGATTATATAATATCATTCTCTTTTAAAAATGCTGCTGCCGTATCGAGCATTAAACAATATTGATTGCCAATTTTAACAGGCACGCATTTACCGTCTGTTAATTTTTCATTGATTTTGATTGAGTCACTTAAAGCTTGCATTGAATCAGAAGTTGCGTAGTCATGGTATTTCATTTGAAATTCTGCACTGGTCATTTTAAATCCTTATTCATTCACTATTTTCTTTAAAAGCAAACTCCAATTATATACGACCTGCTTGATTACAAATAATTGTGAATGCTCATCTAATCGAGAATCTGTTAAAATTTTTACAATAGTTTCCATTGAGTCGAAAGCACTATCTTTAATCTGTCTAGTTTTAGCCATGCAAACCTTATTGTTGAGCTTAACAAAATGGTGGCCAATTTTCAGTTATTAGCTAATAGCTGGACGTCTCAACTTTAATTGGCCATAAATCGCGTCTATTGTAATATGGGTTTGAATGTTACACTAACAATAATATTCTTAACATACACGGATTGTATGCCATGGCACCAAAAAAGGACTTAGAGTTCACAAAAGAATTACGCGATTATATTAAAAAGTGGGATGATGACTGGCGGTTCAATAAAGACCAGTATCACGAATTTGTTTCTTTTGTCATGGGAAGCCAGTGGACAGAAGACGAATCAAAGCTATTTATCGATTATAAGAAAATCCCGCTATCAATGAACAAGCTTGCGCCTCTCATTAACCATTTACTTGGTGAGCAGCGACAGAATACTCCAAACCTTCAAGTGGTGCCAAGTGATGATGTATCGGTCGAAACGGCAGCAACACGCGAGGCTTTGATCAAAGATATATCACTTAATTCCGATGCAAAGCGCGTCTATCAAACTGCTTTCCAGCAAGCATCGATCGGTGGCTTTGGCGCTTACCGCATTGACACGGAATATGAGAATGAAGATTCCTTTAATCAAATAATTGTCTACAAAGAAACCAAAGACCCCACATACTGCTATTGGGATGTGTCCGCGCAATCGCCTTGCAAAACGGATGGTATGCGCTCCGGCATCCGCACTCGCATGTCACGCAAGATGTTTGCATCGATCTATGGTGACGAGATTGAAAAGCAAATTGGTGCTGAGGCCAACTATGATGAAGGATCGGCAACAGGCTGGATATTTTCAACAGACAAAGAAATCACCGTCATTGAAGATTATAAACGCGAGTACAAAACAGAAAAGATTTATCAACTCTCAAATGGTCGCATCATTGACGCCAAGGAAATGAAGTCGCTTGATAAAGTGAAGGTCGATGACAAGGAAATGCTAATCGATAACTCTGGCGCAATGCTTGACTATGTGACGATTGCTAATGAGCGTGACGTACCACGCTACACGATTAAACATAGAGCGTGCGCCGGTGATTTTATACTAGATGAAGATGATTTCCCCTCACAGCAAACCCCAATCGTTTTCGTTGACCAGAATTCCTATTATGATAAATCAGGCAAACAAATTTGTAGGCCATTTATTAAAGATGCGAGAGACGCGCAGCGTTACATAAATTATCTTGCGACCCAAAGTGCATACCTTATGCGTGTGTCACGTTACGATCAATTTTTGGTAAGCAAAGCCAATGTGAAGTCACCCGACACCCAAAACATATGGCGTGATCCTGCTACCGCTCAAGGTGGTTTAGTTTATGATGAATCACCCAACGGCAACAAACCAGAGCAATTGCGACCGCCTGAATTATCACAATCTCTTATCACTCAATACCAGCGTGCCTTAGCCGACATTGAATCGTGCACCGGCATGTATGGAACTCAAGTGGGGGAACAAGGCAATGAAACGTCAGGTGTTGCAATTGATGCTCGCACTAAGCGTGGCAATTATAATACTTATGTGCCCTTTGATTCTCTCAATCGTTCAATTGCATGTGGTGGAACAATCATTAATGAGATGATCCCGCAAGTGTATGACTCGGAGCGTGATATACAACTTAACATGCCAGATACAGGGATGACGAAAGTGACGCTCAATAAACAAATTGATATGTATGGCTCAAACATTAAAAACAATATGAAGGATGGAAAGTATGTCATTCGATTGCTCGCGGGTGCAAGCTTTGAAGGGCAAAAGCAGGAAAACTTGGAATCGATTCAAGCGGTGCTCCAAGCTGACCCTACTATATTTCGTATGGTGGCTGATTTGTACGTCGATAATCTGCCGATGGCGAATAACATCGAGTTTAAGAATCGCTTGCGTACACTGGTACCGCCTGAAATTATTGAAGCTGGAAAGACAGGCAAACCGTTACCACCAAAACCAGACCAACCAGACCCCATGATTATGATCAAGCTGCAAGAATTGCAACTGAAGCAACAGCAAATGCAACAAGATGGTCAATTGAAGATGCAGGAAATTGCATCGAAAGAAAAAGAAGTGCAATTGAAAGGCATTCAAACAGGCCAGGATATGAGCCTTGAGATGCAAAAGCTAGAACATCAGCGTTTACAAATCATGGCACAAATGCGTGATCAGGAAATGCGTTTTCAAGCTGAGATTCACCGAACGAACATGGATGCGCAAATTAATCATGCGCAAAACATTACCCATTTACTAACCCACTCAACCCAACGCAAGGAAAGCAATGTATGACCGAGAGCAAAAAAGAAAGCGTAATCAGAAGCGCCGATGATCTTATTATTAAAGATGAAGCCCAAAAATTAGGTAAGCCCGTACCTGAAACACCTAAACCACAAACCAAAGAAAAAAAAGAAGTACCACCGCAACCTGAAGAAGAAATACAACCCGATGAGGTAGCCGAAGCTCCCACAGACAAAGAAGAGCAAGAGGCAGCGTCGACAGAAGAGCCAGAAACAGAGCTTGAAGATAATGCAAGTGATGACTCCTCAGATGATGATAGCGGTGAAGTGGATGATTATGGCAATAAAATTCCTAAAGCGAAACTCTATACTGAGCAAGAAGTGCAGGACATGATTCGCAAAAGGCTCCGTGATCGCCATACAGAGCAAACGCCTCAACAGCAACAACAGCTCAATGATGCAGCTAAAGACTTTAAAGCTGATCCCAATAGTGAGGAAACATGGGAAGTACAGCTTGAAAAGTTTGTTGAGAGCACTATCAGCAAGGTTGCTGAGAAGCAAAAAAACAAAGAATGGCAAGAAAAAGAAATTGAAACCCAAGCCAAGTTTGAAGAGAAGTTTGCATCTGGCATGAACCGTTACAAGGATTTTGATACGGTGGTAAAGGGCAAACCTATATCAAATGCCATGATGATGGCAACGCGTAGCATGGATGATCCAGCAGCATTCCTTTATGCAGCGTGCAAGCAGCACCCCAAGGAATTGGAGCGCATCGCACAGTTACCGGATCATTACGCGCAGGTTGCATCCATTGGTAGACTTGAGGAGCGGATGAAGAAAGCGAAATTAGTTACCACAACGCCGAAGCCATCGCGTAAAATAAGCGGTGATGCGAGTGACAAGATGCCTGAGCGGAATATTGATCAATTAATAAACTCTCATGCTAAAACTAAAAATGTGTACCGGTAATGTCAAAGTAAAAGGTGAATATTGTAATAAAATGGGTTAAATTAGGAATAATTGAGAGAGGGAATTTTTATGCCAATACCAGGCGATAACGGCCATCCCAAAGAAGAACGGGATGCGCAGAACGAAAGAATCAAACATGTTGCTGAAACGGGCGCTAATGTTAGAAAAGAGCTGACCATGAACCCGCCTGCGCCAAAGGAAGAAACGTGCATGGGGAAGATATGAGTGAAAGCTTTCTATGCGTAGTTTGTGCATCGTTAGGTATGATATCCGTATCATTTCTAATTATTGCGCTTTGCATGATAGATATAGCGATGAAAATGTGAGGAATAATTTTATGGAAAAGAAAGATATCTCGTATGAAGAAATGTCGCAAGGTTCTAAGGTTTATGAAGAATCTGAAGTGCCATTTGACAATCCACCTATGGAAAATGATTTTGAAAAAAGTCGACCAGGCAGTAATGGTTTAAACCACTCAGGGTTTGAAAAATGACAGTCATCAATGAAATGAAAAGTGGCAATGTGTTGACGAAAGCTTTATCGCCTGCAAAGACGATGGGCAAAGCCAAAGGCCAAGCTCCTCGTGGAACATCTAAACCAAATGTTTCACGCGAGAACCCAATGCAATCTTCAACCAAGCCTCAAATGGTTTCACAGCACCGTCATGGGGAGTATCGCTAATGGCAGCTAAAATCATTCCGAATGGTCAGATTATTAATATTCAGGCTAAAAACCTTGAACGCCCTTCAAAGAAAGAAAAATATGATTCCACTGTTGAGGAGCGCGATAGAACTTATGAGACACGAAAGCCTGAGCCAAGATTTAACGAGTATCGCTAATGAAGAAGATAAAGCATTTATTGCGTTCATGCACTCAGGCAGCCCGATGTGGGTTAATAAAGGTTTTAAGGAATTTAACATTACTACCCAAGGAGATCGAAATGAAAAAGGAAATGAAGAAAGAAGTGAAAAAAGAAGTGAAGAAGGATGCCAAAAAAGATATGAAGTCAGACAAAAAAATGATGGACAAAAACATGAAGAAGGGGAAGAAGTAATGTTGAATCGATTTGGCAATACCCCTATGCAATGCGAAGCGCCTAAATCAATCCATGAGTCACGATATAGTCGCAATGAAAGAGATGATCTTAAGACAGCGATCGATGCGCTTTATGAATTTAAAAGGAAACTGGATGAATTACATCCTAGCTGTATTGACATCATAGATAATATGTTGCAACGCCCGAGGTATTGATTATGGCTGAGAAAAAGCAGTGGATTAAGGGTGCAATCAAGCACCCTGGTGCTTTACACAAAGAATTAGGCGTGCCAAAGGGTGAGAAAATCCCCGCTAAAAAGCTTGCAAAAGCTGCCAAAGCAGGAGGCAAACTTGGTCAACGCGCAAGGCTTGCTGAGACATTAAAGGGATTTCATCGAGGTTAATCATGAAAAAGCCACCTTCACAAGCTGAAATGTCTGATCCTGGTCAAACGCAAGGTGGCGAACCCAATTATGATGATGTAACTGCCGATTCTCCAATCAAAGGCCATAGTAACGTAATTAGTGATGCTCCGAACTATATAGCCTCTGATCCACGCTATTGGGAATATCGATAAACAATAAGGACACAAAATGTGTGAGTGCAATTGTCATAAACTTGGTGCTGCATTATGTGGCGCATGCTGTTTCCACGAAGAGGTAATAAAAGAAAAAAATAAATATATGGCTTACCCTCATCCCACTGATATGTTATTTAAACGTGTCGATAAACTTGAATTATTAGCTGACACTATTAATGCGCATCAACATGGCGCAGAGGATATGATTAGAAAAGTTAGCAATGAGCTGGATCAAGATTTAAGTTTAGCTATTAAACGAATTGATACCCTTGAAAATCATGTTTGTTTCAATAAAGATAATCGTCAAGACCTTGATAAAGCGTTGCATGAGATACAAAATGATTACAGACGTGAAGTTGGAAGTTTAGAGTCTTCTGTTGAGCATACACAAGAAGGTATCGAAAAATGTTTTGAACGTATAGAGAAAGAACATAAAGATGCAAATGATGCTTTGATAGCTCTTCAAGATTTTATTGATATAGAATTAGATATTTTAAAAGGATTTAACATTGAAACTCAAAAAGGTTTTAATCGATTAAGTGAGCGTATTGAAGAATTAGAAGATAAATTTAGAGTATTAAAAATATACGACAAACCTTTGCAAGCACAGATGTGGCAAGAAAATATACTTAAGCGTTTAGAAAAATTAGAAGGTGCGTATCAATCTGATTTTGAATCAACCAAAGAAGTTATTTTAGCTTTAAGTCAGCAAAAAGAGCGAATAGAAAAATTAGAACTATGGAAAGAAGCAGCCATTGAAAAAAACATTCAAGATAACCAACGCATGAAAGAAATTGAAAGATATCAAGAGATAACACATCTCGAATATAAAGCTACATCTAAAAAACCGCATAGATGCCCTGTTTGCGAAGGTAAAGGCAAGATTCATTTTACGTTACCCGCTGGTGGTTATTGGGAACAGGATTGTAAGCCTTGTGAAACTAAGGGGATTGTATGGGGATAGATTCAATAAATGAAAAACAAAAAGAAGTTAAGCAAAAGATGATAAATGAATTGCTTGAAAGTTTTTCTTCAAATTTAATTAAGAGCGGGAAATTATTTGATACACAATCTATGGTCAATTTAACTTTTTCAATTTTAATTATGTTTAACCGAGAAGTTTTAATAGGTTCGATTCAATCATTTAATTTACAAAGTAGTCGTAAACAATTAATGAAAGATTTATTCGGACAAATTAAAGATGAAGTAAATAATGCTATCAAACGGAGCATGGTATGACTACGTACACAATGGAAGATCTTGAAAAAGGACTAGATAAAGTATTTATTTGTATTTTTCATGATTTGCAGACTGATAAATATGGTTTGAACATAAGTGATCGCCATGAAGTGCTAGGATTTTTATTTGAAAAGAAAGAGCGTCCGAATTTTGGCATCGGTGGCGAGCTTACTGACGAACAAATTTTTGCAATCCGTGATTTTTTAACTGATATTATCAATGAAAAAGAACTAAAACGTAAACCATCACATTAAGAAGAAGAAAATGAAGCCAGAAAACATTAAAATCGTTGAAATTCGAGATAGAGCCACATTAATTGCTGCCTTTGCAATACGCATGAGACCCGAAACAGAGCATGAGTTGTTTCTATTTAAAGAAATTGGCTATAGAAGCCAAGCCAAGCCATGTATTTTATTAATTTCAATGCAAGCCCCTAATTTTTCAGCACGTTACTCAGGTGATTGGCAAAACACAGGTCGAACTTTCCCTATCGCGCACGAATACATTGAAAAGCATTTTGATGAAATTAATAATTATGACGTCATTGATGTTGAATTTATCAAAGGTGAAGTTGATAAGCCATGTGATAGTGTAGTTATAGAGGGAATAAAAGAACTAGCAGAGGAGTTAGCCAAATATAGTGAAACTGCTGAATTTGAACAAGAGGATGAGCAATGAATTGTGATGATTCAGTAGAGAGTAAAAAAAAGTGGGAAATAACATACAAAGAATTGCCATGGTCATCCATTTATCATGGTAAAAAACAGGAAGGAATTGGCTATTATGAAATTTCATTTGATGGTCATCGCTATGGCTTTATATCTAAAGAAGCATGGGATGATCAAAAAACTGGTGATATTTTAGAATTTGTTGAACAGATGCTAAATGATGCGCACCGTTTAGCTTTAAAAGAGCATGACTAATGAGTGAATGGATTAGTATTAATAATCGAGTACCAGAAAAAGATGGTCGTTATTTAGTATGTACAGATTATTGGTCAAAATGGGTTGGTGTATCCGCCTTAAGAAAAGGTAAGTGGGATGACAGTAAAGTCTCTCACTGGATGCCATTGCCGGAGCCGCCAAAATGAATGAATTACAAAAATTGATTGATCAAAAAACTAAAGAATTAGCATTGCAACATGCAAAGATTATTGAAGATGCAATGAAAGAAGCAATTAATAAATTTGATTGTAATCCTGAAGATTTAATTTTGGAATATCATGGTCATACAAAAGTTAATATTTGTTTAAGGGTGTCAGAGCTTACGATTAATAATAATTTTGTCTGGAATAAAACATGAGTGAATGGATAAATGTAGGAATTGAATACCCTGAATGTCATATAAATGTTTTGCTTACTGACGGGCGAAAAATTGGATTTGGTTATCGTGAAATAAATAATAGATATACACATTGGAAATCGCATCAGGATTTAGGATGGATTACACACTGGATGTCATTGCCGGAGCTACCAAAATGAAATTTGAATGGGAAACATTGGATGATACAACGAAAAGAGCAAGGGTTATAGGTGGTTGGGTTTTACGATCAAAAGATACGGATGATTGTAATTCACATTATACTGTGGAATCTATGGTTTTTATTTCTGACCCCGCGCATTTATGGAATACTGAAGAGGAAGATAGTGTGGATTTTCTTCCAGTAGAAGAATTAGATTTAAATTATCCTGCTCGAGCGGTTAATTGTTTACGTGCTGAAAGTATTGAAACAGTAGGGCAACTTATCACTCACTCTGAGCGAGATTTATTGAAAATACCTAATCTTGGAAGAAAAAGTATAGAAGATATAAAGCAAGCTCTTAGTAAGATTAATTTATCATTAAGAAATAGGTAAATAAGGAAATTAACAATGAATAAAAGAATTAAGGATAAACTGTATAAATTAATTTTATTCAGTTTTGTTATAGGATTTTTTCTTTGCTTAGCATTTATTAATCCTGCACCTTAATAAAAGGAAATAAAGTGATAAATTTAATTCTAGCTTTTATTATTGCGGCTGTCATGAGTATTATTGGTAGATATACACAGGGTCATTGGTTTACTGAATTTGAATATGTAATTACTGCGTTTGTCTATGCAATATATTTAGAAATTAGAGAGAAACTATAATATGTATAATAAAGAAGAAATAGAAAGAATAAAGTTGAAAATTATAATTTATAAACGAGCTTATAATAGTTATTTTAATCAGTTAATGGTAACTCTTATCGTTTTGTTTATAAATATAGTTATGGTTATACAAGATCATTCTGCATGGTTCAATAATATGGCTGTTGGCGGATTGCTTATATCGTTTTGTTATATATGGGTGAATATGCGGTTAGAATATGCTGATTTAAAATTTTACACAGAAATGTTGCATAGAATTTTAATGAAAGATGAAGATGAGATAGATAGTTTAAATAATCTTTTAAGACTTAGAATATACGATAAGGACATGAAAAATGCCCCATGGCCAAAATATTGATACTTTACCCGAATCATTAAAATATTTTAAATGTAAATCCTGTGGTGAAAAAAGGCTATGGACTGAGATCAATACATTTAAGCATCCACTTGTAGAGAAAAACTCTACTATAATTTATGGCTATCATAATTTTAACTATTGTTACGATAATTTGATTTGTTACTTAAAAGCATCAAGGAAGGAGTTTTTCAAATATGACAGATAATATTAATCATCCAAAGCATTATAACAACTCGCCAGCGCACTGTGAATGCGGGAAACGTATCGAGTGCATTGATATCACGCGTCACATGAATTTTAATATTGGCAATGTCGTCAAATATCTATGGCGAGCTTCAATGAAAAATGGTTTAGAAGATTTAAAGAAAGCACAATGGTATCTTAATGACGCTGTTAAGTTAGTAGAAAAAATAGAAGAAAAAACGCCAAGCGTTTCGGGTAATATTTGTTTAAGAAAAGATATAGAGGGCTGATAATGGAAATAATAAAACAAGTCTGCTCCCCTGAACATGCAAAACGGCTAAAGGAGCTTGGAGTAATACAAGAGAGTTTATTTTCTTGGTTTGATACTGAAAGATATGGGTTAACAATAGAGGAATCAAATACATCATTTGATTTAGATCATTATCTATCAGTTCAACGATTGGCAAGTGCTTTTTCTATTGCTGAGCTTGGTGAGCTGCTTCCTAATCGTGTCACCGTTCCTGATGCTGAGCCATTTGACAATTTTGTAATAACGATTAATAAATTTTATAATGTTAATGAAGATAGAAGTTTAACTAATAATTATATTTTAAATTATTCCTGTGATAGTACGGCAGCTATAGGTATAGATGCCTGGATGTGTAAAAAATTAACTAAAAATATTTTTGATCCGAATTTGGCAGATGCAATGGCTAAAATGTTAATCTATCTTTTAGAAAATGGATTAATGAAATGAATAAACGAGAAGCCAAATTTATTATGCAATTGCCAGACGGTTATGAATGGCAATTTTTAAATAATGGTAAATATATTGCCGGATGTTCTGGTATAGATATTTTACTTTATGAAATTGTTGGCGACGAATTAATTAAACGTGAGATTGGATTTTTAGGTGAGCCATTGTAATAGTTGATTCCCAATGGAATCAATTCGGACATGATGTCTATATAAACTAAGATAAGGAAGTTTTATGATTGAAAATATTTTAATAGTGGACACTGAAACAACTGGTTTAATGCCTGACAAGGGCGATAAAGTTATCGAAATAGCCGCTGTCTTATTCAATTTAAAGCATCGAACAGTCTTACAATCATTTGCTACCCTTTACCCATGTGATAATAATCCCGTTGAGCGAATCAACCATATCAAAGCTGAAGCGACGCAATGCAAATACCCCTTTGTGCGAAACCCTTATAAAGAAGAGTTACTTGAAGACGTATGGAGGAATCCGCAGGAATCCTCAAGCCTTATTTATCAAGAAGTGGTTTTAGTTGATACTATTATGATCGAAATGTTAAATTCAGCCGATGTATGTGTCGCACACAATGCAGAATTTGATAAGAAATTCATCAAAACATTAGCCTATGGAAACGCTTTTCTCAATAAGCGGTGGATTTGCACAAAAGCACATTTCACCTGGCCTGTTCCCCTCAATCGTTTTCGATTAGAGGATATTTGTAATGCCATGAAGGTTGCCTATGATAATCCTCATAGAGCCCTCACAGATTGTTTATTGTTGGCGCAATGTTTTGAGAAGATCGAGGACGTCGAATCTCGGTTTAATAGATGCTAAAAATTTAAACTATTGATCTATTATTAAAAAAAGATCATAATGTTTGCAATTGATGTGTAGTTTTAGGGTTTCCGTCAAGCCCAAATACAGCGCGTAAAACTGTCGTCCGCTCGACAATGAAAAAATGGATTGCCCACGATGGGCTTTTATTAATCATTGGCGAGGGAACCGTCATGCCGAATGTATTTCAAACTACACAATATGTATTAGATGAAGTCTTTGTTCGTTTCGTAAACTATTTAAATTTCGCAAAAGTTGCTAACCGTAACCTTGAAGGTGACTTCAAAGGCTTAAAATACGCAACTGGTCAAACTATCAACTACCGTTTAGAAGAACGCTATCTTGGTGGACGCGGCGCAACCGCAACATCCGAAGCCCGTGTACAGGTCATCCGACCGCTCACAATTGATACACAATTCCATACTATGGTTGAATTTAATGGCATGGAGTTAACTTTCGATAGAGCGCGCGATCAACCGTACCTGGATATGATGTTAAATCCGCGTGCTAAGACATTAGCTAACGACGTTGAAAAATTCATTGCCTCCGAAAACTTCCAGTTACAGGTTTATCAATTTACTGGAACAGCCGGCGTACCAATCGATTTTAACGCTGTGCTTTTAGCTGATGCGTATATGACAGAGTTAGGTATTCCAGAGGACGGAAACCGCTATTTTGCAAACTCTCCACGAGTTTCAGCGGGCTTATCTAATGACCTTCATAACGTGTTCAACATGACGGTTAACCGTGGTGCATTGCTCGACGGCTTCATTGGTCACTTGTCAGGATTTGATTTCTTCAAGACAAATTTCTTGAGACGTCAAATTGCAGGTGCCGGTCAAGCAGGTGGCTCTCCTCCAAGTGGATTCAAATTGGGTGGAACAGTTACCGGCGGCGCAATTACGGGTGGTAACACCATTTCTGTGACTGGCTTAGGCCAAGCACCAGGAACACAGGTGTTTAACAAAGGCGATTTAATCACAATCGATTCTGCTTCAGGCGTATTCATGGTCAACCCATTGACCTATGAAGCACTGTCTACAACGGCGCAATTCGTTGTAACAGCGGATGTGATTTCAGCCGGTGGTAATACAGCAACGATTCCTGTCAGCCCAACCATTGTAATCAGTGGCGCTAGACAAAATATCTCTGCTGCAATTCCAGATGGCGCACAAATCCTGTTAGTTGATGACCATAACGTAAGTATTGCATTTCACAATCAAGCGATTGTGTTTGCAGCACCGCCTATCAAGGAACTGAAGGGTGGTGTGGATGCAGTAACGACATACAGTGACCTCTATAAGTTAGCAATGACTTATTCGTTAGGTGCTGATATCCGTAACTACATTCAGTTAGACCGACTGGACGTCATAGGAGGGGTCGCAATTAACCCAGAGTTTGCGGTTATTGTTATCTCGTAAAGGTGAAGAGGGGGATAGAGAACCTATTCCCCTTTTTATAAGGAGTTCGTGATGGATCAGCAAAAGAAAAAAATTCCTGAACAGGTTTTTTATAAAGACAAATGGGTTAGTAAAGAACATTTTCGCGTGTTTGTTTATAAGGAAGGCGCTCAAAAACTCGCTAATACTTATGACGAATATCTCAAATTAATTGATAGTGGTCATTGGTTTTCCTCACTTGAGGAAGTAAAACCGAAAGAGGAACCACTAAAACCAGGCAGGAAGCCTAAGCATGGCACAGACGGTTAAGGCATTTGTATCAGATTCCTATCAACTTGTCAGTGCAAGCAGCCCAACCACGCCAATTAAAAATGGATATATTAGTAAAGGTATCCAGCTTTTAAATGAATTGCTTCAATATTATAGCGCGACGGGATTATTAACCCCTATCGCACGTCATATTACTTTTTCGTTACCGATAGCGCAGCAAGAAATTACATTTGGCGCAGCGGATGTTATTCCAACGCCGGATGTGACAATAGGGCGCTTATCCAATTTGCAAAATGCGTGGCTTGAATTGGATGGTGTGACCTATCCATTGATTGATGAATCGCGCAATGTATTTTTTGCAAGTTACAAGTATGACCCTCAAGTTGGATTGCCACGATTTATTATTATCACCAATGAAGTTGATATTACTCGCATGCGATTTTATCCGGCTGCATCGCAAGTTTATACGGTGAATGTCTACGGAAAATTCCAGCTTCCACTTTTGGGTGAAAATGACAACATGGGAATTTTGCCCCAATACTATATTCGGTTCTTTCGATTTGCTGTTGCTAAGGATTTAGCATTTTATACAGGCCGCATGGAAGCATGGACGCAGCGATTAGAAGCTGAGTATATGGATGCTAAGAAAGAAATCGAGGCAGCTTCAAGTGTTAATCTTGATATTGAAACTGAGCAAGAATCTTATCTGAATGGTGCGTGGCGCGTCAGGGCAGGTGTCTAATGCCTGAAGCGAATCAACCCATAGAACAGATTGTACCTATCGATTTTTCTATTGTGGGTTATTATGATCAGCAACGTTTTAAGCAATTCAATCCATCAGATTGCGCTAACTGGTATTTAGTTGAAAATGATTTAGGTAAAAAAAAAATAGCCATGTATCCCGTTATGGGAAGGAGACATATCTCTTTTCTAGGGATCAATCGGTTAATTTTAGCTAATGAACCGCGTGGCATGTTTAAGAGTATCAATTACTCTTATTACTTTGTTGAAAATACCATTATTCGGGTTGATAAATTATATAACGAAGTTGAAATCAGCCAGGGCAAGATTGTTACATTATCGGGTAAGGTTTTCTTTACATTTTTAGTGACACCCGACGTGACATTCGCATGCTTCACTGATGGACAAAAGATCTATATCTATCGTGAAGATATTGGTACGTTTGATGTTGTGACAGATACCAATGCACCGACAAAACCACTTTATATTGCAACCTTTGGTAATCGAATTGTTGTATCACAGGAAAATAGCTCCCAATTCACCTTGTCTGAAATCAATTTAGACGGAACGGCTTTCAATCCTGCAACTTGCTTCACAGTGACAGCGTTAGCTCTTTTTGCTCAGGAAGTAGGAATTATCCGTCAGTTTGCTGTGCTGCATAATACTCTTTATATTTTTACAGATTATACGACAGGTATTTGGTCAAATATCCCCTCAATATTAATATCAGCCGGTGGTACGCAAACCTCATTCCCCTGGAAAAAGAACACAACCTACGATTGGGATTTTGGTATGGCTGATCCCAATACGTTGAGTATTGGTTTTAGTATGATGATTTGGATGGCTCAAAATAGTGAGGGCTTAGTCCAGGTCATGATGAGTAGTGGACAACAGCCAAAACCTATTAGCACAAAGGCCATTGATATTTTATTTCAAAAAAATGTGCGTCAGGGAATCATTGGTGACATTAGTCCATTTTTAAATGGTAACTCAGATGGTTTTCTCTATCAGTGGGAAAATACTATTTTCTATCGACTCTCTGCGGGCGACTTTAAAAATTATGGTATTTTAGATATTGAGACAAAAGCGAATAGCATTGAATATAATTTTGATACTGAAACATGGGAGCGCGTCATTGAAAAAAATGGTGAGCGCAATCGTATTCAAAAACATATTTTCTTTAACAATGTTCACTTTGTTTCAGTTAAAGGTGATACGACTATCTATGAAATGTCAGGTCAGTTTTATAATAACGAAATAACAAATCCTGATAGAGAAAATCCGCAATCAATTGATGCTTATATTCGTGAACCATTCCGCTATGAGCGTGTCACCCCTATCATTGCTCAGGATGATTATGGTGAATTTATTACGGATTGGGTAGAAATTGATTTTGTATGGGGTGAGAATTTAGCAATATTCTCCGAATCACCTTTTCAAAATGCGCAGTTTATTATTGATGAAGAGGCAGGCACAGATGGCGAGCCTCAGTATTTAATTACGGATGAAGGGATCAACGGTAATCCAGTTTATATACTATCTGAGGAAGGTAATACGCCTCAAATTAATGAAACTACTTACAACCAAATTTTCAAACCCCACATCGAGCTTTACTGGTCGGATGATGGTGGCGTTAGCTTCTTTCCAGCAGACAATTTAGAATTTAGTCAGCTAGGTGTTTATGAATGGCGTATGCGTTGGTATCAATTGGGTGCCTCGCGTAATCGATGCTATAAACTTATTTGCGTAAGTGATTCTCCCATTGTGGTATTGGGTGGAATCATGGTCACAAGGAGGGTCAGCGGTGGAGCTTCCTAAGTTAAAAGAGGTACAATTGCAATATATGGATCAATGGTTTTCAAACCTTGTTGATACCATGAATACGAACCTTGCAAACATTGAAACAGCGGTCGTTGCACTCAGCATGCAATTGACGAACTTAGATACCGCACCATTTCAATATTTACGAGATTCGTTGAATGAATTAGTGAATAATGTGAATGATGGATTTGATAAAATTGAGGCTGAATTTAAGACATTGGATAGTCGATTAAAGGCCATTGGAGGGTAAAAGTATGTCATTTATTAGTGGAATTCCGGTGGTTGGCAACGCTATTGATAGCTTTTTGCATCCTGAAGCGGGTTATAAAGCGGCTGGCGATGAAATGCAAAAAGCGTGGCAGCAAGCGCAACAATTTCAACAGAACGGATTGAATCAATCATTAGGTATTCAGCAACCATTTCAAACGGCTGGCACTTCGCAACTTCCGATTTTAAATAATGCTGAGAATCAGCTTTTAAATCCGTCTGATTTATTGTCTAAATGGATGCAGAGTTATTCGATGTCACCCTTTGCTCAAACATCTATGTCTAATGCTAAGAATGCGGGATTGGATGCTGCATCTAGCATGGGATTAATGGGAAGTTCTTCCGCGTTAAAAAATATACAACAATCATCTGCGGACATTATGAATTCAGATAGACAACAATTTTTGAACGATTTAATGCAAAAATATATGACAGGTATCGGTATTGGTCAGAATATATACGGTATTGGCGGTCAAACCGCAGGCAATATGGGTAATAATGTGACTAGCACCATGGGCAACCTAGGGAAAGAGGCGCTTGGAGTAGGTGAAAATCTCGGTCAGGCAGCTTATGGTGTGCATAATGCGCCAGGGGATAGGATAATGAATATAGGGGCGATGTTAGCTAAAATGTATATGCAAGGTCAGAACCCCGCGACTGCCGCAGCATAAAAGGAGTTTATGTTATGACAATGTTTGCACCTATTCCGTTACCGGATTCCGGTAATCAGGTTTTCAAAGACGTCATGGATTACTTTGAAACCTTACAAAAACGGAAATCACAGCAAGCACAATTTGGTCAACAATTAGCTTTAAGTAAGCAAGCTGAATCGCGCGCGCAACAATTATTGCCTTATCAAATTCAGCAATACAAAGATACGCATAATAAAGAAGCAAGCGATTTTGAAATTCAGCAAATGTATCATGGCCTAATTAGACAGGCTTTGAAAGATGCAGCTGCAAATCCGAACGGTATGCCATCTTTTGGTGGTACGCCAACACCTTCACCGGTTCCTGGTGCTATGCCTGGCGGTAGTCCTGATGCCATGGCGCAACCGCCTCAGCAACCAACACAGGAAGATAATCAAGCCAGTGAGTTGAGTAAAAATGCGTCTTTTCCAGCGGTGCCAGGATTGGGTCAATTAAATGACATGATGCAACAGCCCCAAAATGGGATGGCTCCTCCCAATGCTTCCCCTGGAATGCCTGCGCCTCCACCGTTGCCTATTATGCCAGGCGGCGCAACTCCTCCTGCGCCTAATCCGCAAGCCCCAATGCCGAATGCAGCACAGAGTGGTGCGCCACAACAGCCTGCGCCTCCTCAAATGGGCGCGCCTGGTCAGGAAATTGTATTAAGGCAAGGCAATCCGGCGTTATCAAAATTAGATGCCGTTGCAGGTTTTGTGCCTGGAATTCCTAAGCCTGTTACGCATTTTGGCGCAAATGGACAAATTTATACACAATACCCAAGCGGAAAAGTGACCATGCAACAATCCGCTGTCCCTGGCATGAAAACGGTTGCTCAGGAAACACCAGAAGAAAGACAAAAAAGAGAAGTTGAAACCAAGGTTGCAGCAGCTCAAGGTGTTGAAGGTGCAAAAGATGCAACCACAATGAAAAAAGCGGCTCGCTCATTAGCAACGACTGCGGCATTAGCTAATCAATTAGATGATTTATTAGCTGAAAATCCTGATTTGACCGGTATAGGACAAGGTACAGCGAGTAAATTAAACCTTTCAACTAATCCAAAAATCGGTGAATTTACAACGACCGCTGGTAATTTACAGGCTGAAATTGGACGTTATGCAAGTCAGCGTGGTGGTGTTCAAGCATTAAAATGGGCAAGCACTATTAAACCTGGATTGTTTAAGCAACCCGAAGTTAACCAGGGGATGATTGATGCGACTAAACAACATTTAAGAGATGAATATGAGCGATTAAATCAAGAATACAAAGATTCAACAGGCCAAGATTTACCTATTAAAATGCCTGACTTGAATCCTAGCGATAAAAAAATGATGACTTTTAGAAACAAAAAAACGGGTGAGGTTCAAACTATCAGCCGTGGTGATGCTAAAAAGAAAGGGATGCTTTGATGAGCGATTGGGAAGTCGTAGGAGACAATGAAAAATCTAATCAGGCTGCGCCGCAATCTGATTGGGAAGATATTACTCCAACATCTCAAAATAAAAATAATCAAGCGTTGCCTCTTATTGCAGCAATGTTAAGTGGAAATTTATTTGACCCTGAGCATCATGTTAATCGATCAATAGGACAAATGATTTCAGGTGGTATGGTTCCTGCGGTTCAAGATGTTAATCAATTAGTAAGATCAGGTGCTCAGACAGCTATAGAAGGTGCGCCAGGTGCGGCGTATCAAATTGCAACTAATCCTAAACGTGCTGGTAAAAATTTATTAGCAGGTGGTGCTGAATTAGGTCGTAGTATATTAAATATACCTCATGATATCCCTACGTTAATGGCGCATCTTAATATGGTTTCGCCACAAGGTGCAGAAAAGACAGCATCTATGATTCCATCAGTACCAGACATTGAAGGTAAGCTAGATGAATTTGTGGGTGGAAATAAAACGGCTGCGGATAGACTTCTGAGAGGAATGGTTGCTAATGCTCCTATTACTTTTCCTATTGCGCGTTTGGCTGGTGCGGGTGCAAAAGTGGCTGCTATGGCTCCCATTAAAGGGGTTGGAAAAGCTATCTCTGATGTACAAAAATGGAAAAATTTATCAGGAATTGAAGAAGCCCAAAAAGGTGCTAATGAAAATTTATCTAATATAGAGAATGAACAGCAGCAAGCACAATCGGCTGCGAATATTGAATCAGGTTCATCAAACCTTGATACGTTACAACGTAAAGTAAACCAGCATACAGAAAAATTAAATGACTTAGATACGCAATTACAAAATGCGCCTAAGATAGAGCCTGTTAATCTTGATGAGGCTGAGACACATCTTAATCAAGCTGAAAATACGCATAATGAGGCAAAGCAGCTTGTTTCTAATATTGATCAAGATATTGGTAAGCACCTTAATGAAGGTGCAGCTCATGATGTTCGTGCGGCAGCAAGCGTTGATAAACGTGTTCAGTCTGTCGAAGATTATTGGTCAGATGCGTATAAAGATTTTGAGCAACAAGTGAGAGATGCGCATTTTGAAATGCCAAAGTCAGCAATGGAGAATTTGGATTATGCCAATGTCGATCCCTCTAAATTAATTCAAACGTATGGTGCTGATGCCTTTGATGCTATTAAGAAAGGTAAGATGGAAGACTTTGTTAAAAAGATGCAGGACAAAGAAGAGCCACAAAATCCTTATTATAAAAAATTACTAGATGTTGCACCTACGACTGAAGATACGAGTGCTGGTGATTTTTTATTGAAGAGACGTGCATTTAGAGATGCACTCTACAATTTAAAACAGAAAATTTATAATGATAAGTTTAGTGTCTTAGAAGAAGATGCTGCGCGTAAGGCTGCCAAGCAGGGCGATCAGATGATGATGCAAATTGATAAAACCTTAAGCGAAGGCCTTGGTGAATACAAGCCTGAATTTGATCGTATTAACAAGGGATATTCTGAACAGGTTTATCCATTAAGAAATAATTCATTTGTGAAAGCTGCTAAAGAAGGTGCGCTACCTAGTAACATGGTTCGAGCACTGCGTACTAATGAAGATGGAATGCCATTAGTTCGTGAGATTGTTAAACAAGATCCTGAGTTACTTAAAAATGTAGTAGGACAACGCTATGCCGCCAAACCTGGTGAGCTTCATTATCCTGATGAGCTTATGCAAGAATATTTAAATGAATCACCTCAATTACAAAATTTATTGAATGTACGAGAAGGTGCAGTTAATAAAGCTAATGAAGCTAAAACTAATTTGGAACAAAGCAAACTTGCCCATAAGGAAGCTAAAACAAAACAAGTACAGGTTGAAAAAGAAACAGAAAAACAAAAGAATATGATGACTGAGCGTGAATCTCTTCAAAAAGAGGTTGATAAGGCTAATAAGCATATTGATAATTTAAAAGAGATATCAAATAGAAAAGGCATATCTTTGAAGGAAAAATTAAAAATAGAAGGTAATTTAAAAGAAGCAAAAGAAGCCAGGAGTCGTTTACAGAGAAAACTTGCGATTGCAGGTACGGCACTTGTGGGTTATGCAGGATATAAAGGAATTTCAAGTTTACTACAATAGGAAGTGAATTATGTTTGTACGTGCAGCGAATCCGATTTGGTTTATGGTGGATCATGTTGGTGAACCATTAAATGATGAATATTATGCGTTCTTTTTGACGAACACATTACCTTATTTGCCACAAAATGTTTATCGTGATCCGCAAGGTATGACAGTTTGGACTGGTGATATTGTTCAATTTAGTCCTGCCGGAACATTACCAGATAATCTCTATTTTGATCCTGCACTCGTCTATCGAATTGAAATACGTCATGGCAACTCGCAAACGGATGCACTTATTTGGGAAATTAATAATTTCGTGCCAGGCGAAGGAAGTAGCACCAATAATGAATTATCGATTCTAGCTAATGATAATCAGATAACTAATCCTCAATTTACTTTTATTAATTTTATATCGCCTTTAACTATTACGGCATCTGGTACGTATAATATTGCTCCAGGTTGGGATTTGATTTTAACAGGAAGTGGTACAACAACTCTTTCACAAAATATTTTATCAGGTAGTCAAAATATTGTGAATAGTCCTCCATTTTCATTGAGAGTTAATAATAATGGTTGGACAACGGCAACATTGCGTCAACGATTTGCTGAAAATGGTTCTATATGGGCAAATGGTGCTATTACGATGCAATTAACAGGGCGCGCACAAACAAGCCCTCAAGCGATCACAATGGTATATTCACCTTCTACCCCTGGAACATCTCAAGTCGTTGCATCAGGAACTTTAACAACGGGTGACTATCAAATATTAAAGGGCGCGGTCGATGTTTTGGCTTCGACTAATACAACATTTAATGATACTGCATATACAGACATGTTGATTACGTTGCCTCCTACTGGCATTGTTGACCTTTCCAATGTTCAAGTTATTGGTCAAGGCGATCCGTTGCCAAGCGATTTTGATCCGGCGACAGACATTCCTTTATATCAACAACAAAGTAATGAACGTGAAACAGATCATCTTTTTCATATTTATGCGAACTCACTCATTAGAGAATCTAAAAATAGTTTTTTAGTGGGCTGGAATTTTGGTTTAAATCCTTGGCAATTTAGAACAACTTCAAACACAAATGTTGCGGCTAATCAATATACCGCCGATCAAACTATTGTTATTCAACAAGCTTATGTGGCAAGTGCAACAGGAAATAATGTGTCTGTTGGAAGAGCGACATTCAATGGTGACAATTATGCTTTTCAAGTTGTGCCACAGACGGTGCATAATCAATTCGGAATTGTTCAATACATTGACCCTGCAACAGTTAGGCCGTATTGGGGTGAAGTGGTATCTGCTTTAGTAGATATGTTTACTAATACACAACACAACACTACATTTAAAGTAAAAATGCGTCTTTTTTATAAAGCAGGTTTACCAGGCACAGTTAGTCAAACTGATCCGATCGCCTCTTGGACAGAATTAGGCGATCCCGTTTTTGCAGCAGGATACACTGCAATAATTCCTCCTAACGATCCAGTTTTAGTTATTCAACCTGGCGCGGGAGGACAGTTTTCATTTAATGGTATAACCCTTCCTGGTTCATCAAATGCTAATATGACCCTTGGTATCATGGTTTATACGGTTGCAAATATGGATTCTACTGGTACTGCGGATATTTTATTTTTTAGGGATATCTCTTTAGTTAGAAATGACTTTGCTATTGCTACGCAATCTCAGACATTCGATGAAGTGTTGCGTCAATGTCAATATTATTTTGAGAAAAGTTATGAAATTGACACCTTAGCTGGCGCAGCCACTTCAGTAGGCGCTCGTTTTGCAGAGCAATTAGCTGACGGTAGTAATCCAATTAATTTAATTGCCAGAGGTTTTGGTTTTGCATTTTCGACAATAAAGCGTGCCGCACCGACTGTTCGTTTATATTCATTAATAGGTAGCGCTGATACAGTAAGTGGCATCATTGCAAATAATGGGGGGGGCAATCCACCGGCTGATGGAACTGTCACGGCACTTTGGACAGAAAGTTGGCTTGATTCTAAATCAGTTGCCTATATTGCAAATACCATTTCACCTTTAACGGCGGTGTTAGCCGTAGCTGCACTACCAGAAGGTTTTTTAAGTTTTCATTACACAGCCGATGCTCGATTAGGTTTATAGGAGAAAGACAATGACAATGTATGCAGATAATTTTGATAGAACAAAACCATTTAGTGATACCGCTCATCAAATGAATTTAGCAGCGAATGTTGAGCAGACTTATACGGTGCCAGGCACGAGCACTCAAAAATATAGGGCTAAGTTTTCATTTAATTCGACATCGAATGTTTTTATTGGATTGAATGTCACTGCAACAACACCAGGCGCAGGTTTAAATACAAGCACCGCTAATTTAGAATTTAGACCAGATGAGCCAAAATATGTAAAAGGTGGTGATGTTATTCACGCGATTACAGGGGATGCGTTAGGTGGTTACGTAGGGATATCTTTGCTCGCAATTCCAGGCTAAGATAGATTTTAGGATCACACTGTACACGGATTAGTACATGGTTAATACAGTAAAATTTAGTGAATTTGATGTCGCTAACATTAATGATTCAACCACGGAAACGGTTGGATTATCGAGTGGCGTAAATACTCGCGAGCAACGTATTTTTATATGGACTACGGGTACGCGACCCGCATCCCCTTTCAATGGTTTGCTTGGGCTTAATACAAGCTTACAACAATGGGAGTGGTGGGATTCCATGGCTAGTGCATGGGTGCAATTAGCCGATACCAATGTACTTACCCTTTTAGCATCACATGCAGCCGGTGAAGGTGCATCGTTAGTTGGCCTTCAAGATCAATCGAATGTAACAAGCAAATTTGTACAGGATTTGGCAAATGCAACCTTCATTGCTCAAACAAGCAATGGATCGTTGCAAAATGCCCAATATTTAGGGAGTTTGACGACAGGGATTGTCAAAAATACTACGGTAACTGGCGTATTGTCTATTAGTGCGCCTCTTACTTCAATCGATGGACTCACGACGATTGCTAACCAATTTTTAATCACCACCGCACCTGATACATACGGCACTTTAGGCGCATTAACGGATGGTCAGTTAATTATTGGAGCAACTGGCTCGGCACCGGCTTTAGCTACTCTCACCGCAGGAAGCGGCGTGAGCATTGTTAGTGCGGCGGGAAGTATCACTATTTCTGCAACGGGTACGGGCGGCACAGTCACATCGATCAGTGCGGGTACTGGAATCACATTGACGCCAAACCCCATTACGACTACGGGATCAGTTGCATTAACGGTACCGGTCACTGAAATTTTAGGTGGTACAAATCAAACTACGTATACGCTTGGTGATATTCTTTATTCATCGGCTGCCAATACTCTATCTAAATTGGCTGGCAATACTACGGCTGTGAAGCAATATCTTTCCCAAACTGGCACGGGCGCTGTTTCGGCTGCCCCCGCTTGGGCAACTATTGACGGTGGTGATATTACTGGCGCTGCATTAACTAAAACTGATGATACCAATGTCACATTGACATTAGGTGGAAGCCCTACAACAGCATTATTGCGCGCAACATCATTGACTCTTGGATGGGCAGGGCAATTAAGCCTAGCGCGAGGTGGAACCAATGCGAATTTAACAGCTAGCAATGGCGGTATTTTTTACAGTACAGCGACCGCAGGTGCAATTTTAGCAGGAACCGCAACCGCTAATCTTCCATTATTATCAGGCGCCTCGTCAGCTCCTTCGTGGGGAGCATTTGCTCTTAGTTTGGGTGGTGCTTTAACAACTGCGGGCGCACTTACAACAGTAGGCGCATTTGATGCGACGTTTACTTTTACAGGTATCACGTCAGTAACTTTCCCAACGTCAGGTACATTGGCAACAACAGCACAAATACCAACGGGTGCCGCTTTAACTAAAACGGATGATACGAATGTCACGTTAACACTAGGTGGCTCACCTACAACTGCACTTGTGAATGCAGCATCGCTTACTTTGGGTTGGACTGGTGAGTTAAGTTTAGGGCGTGGCGGCACTAATGCAAATTTGACGGCGAGTAATGGTGGCATTTTCTATAGCACCGCAACGGCTGGTGCGATCCTTGCAGGTACGGCAACTGCACGCCAAATGCTTCAATCGGGTGCAAGTGGAGCGCCTGCTTGGTCAACTGCAACCTGGCCTGCAACGACGACTGCAAATCAAATTTTATTCTCATCAGCAACGAATGTAGTTGGTGAAATTACGACGGGTAATAATGGCGTACTCATTACAAGCGCAGGTGGTGTACCTTCCATTAGTTCTACACTACCAGCAGCCGTACAGGGAAATATTACAACGCTTGGCACAATTACAAGTGGCATTTGGAATGGCACAACAATTGCCGTCGCTAATGGAGGAACAGGGAATACTACCTTCACAGCTTACTCAGTGATATGCGCAGGTACGACTGCAACCGGTGCTTTCCAGAATGTTTCAGGTGTCGGTGCTTCAGGCCAAGTTTTAACTTCTAATGGCGCGGCAACACTTCCTACTTGGCAAAATGTCACGGGAACAGGCACAGTAAATTCGGGCACGGCTGGACAGCTTGCTTATTATGCAACGACTGGCACCGCAGTTTCAGGTGGTCAGTTAGGTAATATCGCAGGTACGGCTACAAATGACGATGCCGCATCGGGTAATTGTGGACAGGTTCTTTCAAGTGTTGTTACCGCTGCATCACCTGTTACTTTTACAACTTCTGGAACGACACAAAATTTGACCAGTATTAGTGTTCCGGCGGGTGACTGGGATTGTTGGGCTAACATTGGGTTTAGTCAAAATTCCGTTGGATTTACATTAGTGATTGCTTATATAAGCACAGCAACAGCCGGTACATTGCCAGACGCATCCTTATATAATTCAATGTTTATTAGTGCCGCTTCTGGAATGTCATCTATTGGTATTCAAGCACCTTATAAAAGATTAAGTCTTTCTACAACAACAACCATTTATTTAGTGGCTAGAGCTGATTACACTGCGGGAACAACAACGATGTATGGTGGAATTTATTTGAGACGTGCTCGTTAATATTTACCCATTTTCCAAATCCAGTAAACTGTTCTAAAAAATTTGTAACCTAATATGAGTAGTCCACTTAAAATAAAAGAGACTACTATTACTGTGATTGTCATTATCTCACCCTTCTCCAATTTTTTATTAAACTGCCTTTAGGAATAAGTTTTAAAATATTTTCCCAAGTTTCTTTCCTATTCAATGAAACTCTTATGACAATATTTGGTTCGCTATGAATATAAGAACCATTACCAATTAATCTATTTATTAAAAAATCATAGTCACCAGGATATAAACCAGAGCCTTGTAATTGAAGAGGCATTACGTTTGTGATTCCATCGCTAGTATCGCCTTCCATATAATAATCGCCAGGAAGCAAAGTGACCGCATTATCTTTCATATAATAGCCTTGAGCAAGAGATAAATAAGTTTAATTATAGTGAATAAAAAAAAATCGGCCAACTTTTATTAGCCGATCTTTATCATCCATTTTCTTTATTAAGCATTGTCTGGCATGACTTCTGGCGCAGCTTCCTCAACCGGCTGCACTGGCGCATCGGGAGCGACTGGCGCGGGCTGTTCAGGTTGAGCGAAAACTAGAGCCGTTGTGTTTAATATTTCTTTGAACCAAAGCATTCCACTATCAATAAAAAGGTATGCTTGGATGATCCCTGGTATACCTTGATTGATGGGAAGTTTTTTCAATACATCAATTAACTCTCGATATTTGCCAAAGGCAGCGTTAATTAATGAATTTCTTAATAGCTGAATTTGTTCATCTGCTAAAGATGGTGCTAATGCTTTATTTTCGTCCGTCATTTTTTCTTTCCTTTTGATTTGGTTGATTTAGATTTGCCTGCTTCACTCATTGCTATCGCAATACTTTGTTTCTCTGGTTTCCCCGCGTTGCGTTCTCTTCGGATATTTTCAGAAATACCTTCTTTAGTTTTAGCCTTGGCACCTTTGACTAACGGCATAGTTCCCCCATTTCCTTTTCAATAAACTGAACAACATATTTTTCACGGCCAAGTTTGATTGCATTTAAGGGTGTTAACATTCCTAAACGTGGGTGAAGGGTTGTAAACCATTCCCATGCTTTTTTATCATCGCCATTAAAATGTTTTTTTACTTTCTGGTAATAGATTTGATTTATCATGAAACATGAAGCCTTAAAAAAGCCCCCAATCAAGGGGGCGATATTTATTAATAACCTTTTTTTGGCATAACGGGGGCTAATTGAGGATTACTCTTTTGAGCTTTCATAGCAACAGGAGGTTTGCCAGTGTTAGCCAAATCACTCATATCGTGATAACCCATTTTATCCGTCATTTCATCCACGTTACGTTTATTCCAAGAAGGCATGCAGTATTGTTCATTTTCAACAGCACCACTTACACCATCCGCATCATTATAACCAGCCATAGTCTTTCTCCTTTAAAGTTATGCAGTAACCACTGAATTCCAAGTACCAGCCACAGCGCAAAAGAATATAACCGTTGTGTTAGCCACAATGGATAATGCGGTGTTAGCAGGTAGTGCATTAATAATTTCACCGGATGCAGGGAAGCAATCCATTGCATTGGCAGCGGCAGCATTAATGACAGTAACCGATCGACCCGCAACAGCCGCAGGAAGTACAACGCTATCCCCGCCTGTTGTTACTGTGGTCACACGGTTAAATTGTTTCGTTAATGCAAGTGCTGATCCTTGTCCACCGCCCGCATGAGCAGTGAGTGCATTAGCTGCGGATGCTTGCATATAGCCCGCTGTTAATGCCAAGTTGCCTGTTGCAATTGTTTGGGTTGTTGCACTATTGGAAATGATGAAGTTAGAGGTTGCTTGACCGCCATCTGGAATTGAGACAACAGATGCCTGACCGTGGGAAGCATTAGAAATGCTTACTACAAAGTCACCGGCGCTTGAAACACCCACTAACCTTAATGATCCAGATAATGCACCAGCAGGGAATGAAGCTACATAACCGGCTGTTCCAGAAATACCTGCGGTAATATTACCACCATCAACCTGCAAGCTACCCACTGTAATATGTTGGGTGCCTGTGAGTTTAGAGATAATAAAGTTTGCTGTGGTTGCACCAGAATCAGGAATTGAGTAAACAGATGCCTGTCCATGAAGTGCATTGCTAATAGTGACGGTTGTATCGCCGGTATTTGCAACAGCTGCAAGAATTAATGATCCTTTTGAGCCCGTAGCGGGGAAGGATATTAATGTACCTGCGGTGCCACTTAAACCAGCTTGAATACTTCCTGAGTTAATTGCTGTACCCGCTGTATCATCTATAGTGCCTGTGGTATCAACGAATTTGGCAATATGATTAGCTACAACAGCTGAACCAGCCATAACAACACGTGTTTTTGAAGCATCGGAAGGTAGATAACCTAAATCACCTAACGCGCCTAACGTACCATCGAATGTTGTAAAATTACCCGATACAACAGGAAGAGTGACAGCACCATTTCCAGCGGTTGAGTAAACAACAAAATCATCCAGAGCAGTATTAAGTGTAAATAATTGTAGACCATCGGATGCAGAGCAAAGAATCATATCACTTGGAAGCCATGTCCAGGTTCCAGCGTTAATTTCTGCAATGATATCTGTTTGAGTTGCGAGATAACCTGTCGCTTCAACT